TTTGGCTTCTGACATGTCAGTATCTTCCTGTTGGATAGGGTTAGGTCTTTCGACAATAGGGGTATGTTGCATTCGTGTATTCCTTTCAATAATCAACGGTTTCAATTGTATCACGTTTAATGTAATCACGCACTGCATTCAACAAAGTCTGCTGCGTTTTATCTTTTCGGCGGATTGCCATCATAATGGCCTCATCCACAGTATCCTTGGCCATAATGTGGTGAACTACAATGTGATTCTTTTGACCCTGTCTCCAGAGTCTGCGAATAAACTGCTCGTAGACCTCAAGACTCCAAGTCAGCGAGTACCAGATGACAGCATGACCAGTACCTTGTAAGTTAAGACCGTGACCCGCCGACATTGGGTGAGCCAAAAGAATTGGTGTCTTACCGGCGTTCCAATCATCAATAATAGAATCGAGTTTATGACCAATAACGCCACTGCCAATGATAGGCGCATTAGGAAAGGCGGCTTTAAGCCTCTCGAGGTCATGCGCGAAATGATAGCCAATGATGCAAGGTTGGCCCGATAGCTCCTCGACCAGATCAAGAACCGCTTCAGTCTTCGCATCATGAAGGTGCGTTGTGATTCTAGCATTACCACTCCCGTCATCATCCAAGTATGAGCCACCATTGGCAATTTGCTGGCCTTTCATCACGGCCACGGCGGCGTTGACAGCGGTTACATTGCCACTGTTCAGTTCCACAGTCAGGTCATTTTCAAAGGCGTCGTACAATTTTCTGGCATTAGGTGGTAGATCTACCATAATGTCGTTATAAGTTAACTCGGGCAAATCTAGATGGTCTAGCGCTGCCATTCGGAGTACTTTTCCATCCAAAGCTGCGTGGATCCTAGCCTCCCCATCAGATTGCAGCTTCCACTCATACCCGCCATAGCCGGAAGGGTAAAAGTATTCCGTCCTGAATCGTGAGATGTAAGGGCCAAAGGTAGCGCCTTGGTCCAAAATCAGCTGGGGCCCAAAGATGTCAAGCAAACTATTAGGGGCTGGAGAGCCAGTCAAGCCCCAGCGGCGGTCAAACTTATCCAGCAAAGGTTTTATTGTCTTAAACCGCTGAGTTTGAGTGTTTTTCATATAAGATATCTCATCCACCGTCAGGATCTGGAAGGGCCAATCTTTGCCATTGAGTTGCGAAGACAGCCAGCCAAGGCCTTCAAAGTTGATGACATAAATGTCGTGGTTTTGCTTTAGCACTTTGCCTTTGCTGCCGCCATGCAAAACGCCGACCGAGTAATCAGCAAACTGTTCCCACTTCTTGGCCTCAGGCGGCCAGACGCCATGCACAGGCCTGAGTGGTGCAATGACCAACATTTTCTTGGCCAAGCCTTTAAGCCGTAAAGTCCGGTAAGCTGACAAGACAATCGCAGTCTTGCCAAGCCCGGGATCAAGCCATAAAGCTGCCGAGCCTTTTTCAACCAGAAACTTTACAGCTTCTTTTTGGTATTCATGCGGTTCCCAAAACATTGTCAATGCCTTCCTTAGAGTCAATAATGTGGACATGGTGCCCAATCTTTTCCAAATCCCTATGCACCTTGTCCTGCAGTGGCGAGGTTTTACCTCCCGGCCGCTTTAGTTCTACCCACAACACGCCGCCGCCTTTCAATGGCACAATGCGATCGGGCCAGCCACGGGCATAGCGCACATTCAGTTTTAACGTAAGCAGACCACGCTTTTTGCATGCGGCGGAGAAGTAAGTCTCTAAATGCCGCTCCAGCAGTACCTTGGTTACCATTGGCAGGGACCTCCATTGGCTTTGCGGAAATGGCACCACCGGCAGCCGTAGGAAGGCTTAGGCGCGAAGATGTCATCCTTTTCAAGCTTGCCAACCCTGTCTGCCAACCATTCTTGCAACTTAGGCAAGTCGGCCCTTGTAAACTCGGGGTAAGGTGTTTGCTTGTTCAGGTCAATGTAGCAAATCTCTGAGGTGACGGTCATAATCTCAGGGTGGCTGGCCAAGATAATAGTTGCATACAACTTTAACTGATCACCATAGTCACGCTCTTTGCCTGTCTTCCAATCAAGGACGTGGGCCCGAGCGCCATCGAAATACACAGCGTCATAGATACCCCTTACCCAAGCCTCGGGGGCCTTAAAGTCGCATGGTTGCCAATCCTTGGTAACGGCAAACTCAATCTCACTTTTTGTGCCGCGTTCACGCAGTTCGTTGATGTAGATGTACCAGTAACTACGCTCGGGGGCAAGCATTGGCAAAGCCAAGAGCGCTTGTTCAAACTCATAGTGAATGTTCTTGCCACGCTCTGCTGCGTCGCCTGCCGGCTCTTGTCGATGTTCAATACGAGTCAGCTTGTATTTGTATGGACATTGCTCATAAGTTTTGATCGATGAATTTGAGTATGCCATCACTTATCTTTCAGGGTTTCAGTGTAAGGGTAAAAAGGCTTTGGGTTTGCAATGGTTGTAACAAGCTGCGGCCCAGTCTTTGAAGCTCTAAATTTAGGATCATTCAAAAAGATGCTTGGACGTTTTACTTGCGCCAATTCTTCCCACGGGTTTAGTGCACGTTTAGGTGTAAGGTCTCTCATAACGAAGCAGTTTCTTTCAATGTCATATCTAAGCAGTTTGTGGATGTCTATTATTTCCATGTTCTAACTCCGTGATGGGTCGTGCTTTTCTGTTTTTAATATCAGCCGCGACAATGTCGATGGCTTGTTCTAGCATTTGGATTGTGCAGGCATCCAACTGCGCGTCATGGATCTCCATGCCAAGGTTAAGGGCTTGCAGCTCAGGGCCGGTAAGAATAAATCTATTGCCATTTGCAACGCCGCGTTTTGCAAGGTGATACAAAGCATCTTGTGCCGCGCGAATTTCAACAGACCAGTCAGTGCCTACACCCATTCGGATAAGCGCCTCGGCCATGTTCATAGCTGCAATGATGGCGTCAAGATCCGTGCGGGTTGCAGTGCCAAGTCTGATAGAGTTAAGGGCATCATGATTTTTAATACGCAAGTTCAGCTCATGTGGTGAGGCCTTGAATGGCTTTAGGCCAGACAAAACCCAGTTCACAGCATCAGGCCTTACACCTCTAGGCTTATACTTGCTACGTTTTCTCACTGAAGCTTCTCCTGCTTATCAAATAGCCGCTGCATCTCTTCCTCTTCCTCGAGCGTCACAGGGATTGCGTCATCCGGTATGCCATCGGCCAAGATGTCTTTGATCTGGGCAACCAACTCATCCAACTCTTCCTGTGTGCCTTCGAAAGTATCAAGACTACCGGGGGCAAAAATAACCTTGATTTTTGTCATGTGTTCTTCTCCTTGAGTTTGGCTTCAAACATTTTGTAGAGCGTAATGGGGAACATCAAACCAACTGTTCCGTTGCCAACCCACGAATCGTGCACAAGCACTTCAGCCTGTCCGTATATCGCATAAATCTCCTCATCCGTCAGCCCAACCCATGTGCGCTGTGGTTTGATAACTTCTTGTGCAGCAAACGACATAGCTTGACCTAGCTTCTTGACCAAGACTTGTTCAATCAATGGAACTATGGCTTCTTGTAACCATTCACGTATTGCTTTTTCTTGTTCAGATGTAGGTTGATATGTTGTCATGCTTGTCCCCTTGCTCGGATGGCTTTAGCCGCTTCACAAGCAAACTTGTGCCAATCGTACGAGGGGTCTGATTCAATAATCTTTGCACACGCCTCACGCTCTAGCGCAATAGCCACATCGACCGCTTTTTCAGCGGCTTTCATTGCCGCATCAGTTAATCGCTCACGCTCGGCAGAAGCGACAAGGGCGGCAAAGCGTTCAAGGTCTTCATCAATGCCTGTTATCCGCAACAAATATCCTTGCTCAACATTGAACCCTGCCTCTCGTGCCATGCAAATAATGTCTTCTCTGTTCACATTGGCCTCCAATAGTAAAGATCCATCAGCACAACAATGAGTCCTAATAGAAAGACAATCCTTTCAAGCTTTTCCCAGCGCGACATCATTTGACCTCCTGATACGTATTGCCAATTTTGTAGTCACTGACCATGGGCACATCCATTTGCAATGCGTTGCACATAGACCATGTAAGGCATTCAGCCTCACGTTCCACATGCTCTTCAGGAGCTGAGATAACCAGCTCATCATGCACACTAAGCAGAAGCCTACTGCCTTGACGTTTGCTTTGGTACAACAGCATGGCGGCCTTGGCCTGATCAGCCGCCGAGCCTTGAATCAAAAGGTTAACCCCTTTGTAGTCGAATTCACGCAGTCGGCCATTGATGATCTTAGGCGGCTCCATCTTGATCAGACGCCCGCCAATGGTTTTAAGCGGTTGGCCTAATTTATACCTTGTCCGCATGGTGGTCTGCATCGTCTTGAGGCCCGGAGCCACCGCCGTGGTATATGCATCCATCAATGTCTTTGCCAATTCATAATCAATCTCCAGCATTTCACTGATTTTCTTAGGGCCAGCGCCGTAGAGAATAGCAAATGATACGCCCTTGGAGTAAGTCCTTGACACCTCACGGCCGCTGGCCTCGGTCATCATCTTAGCTGCGTAGGTATGCAGGTCAGCACGAGCATCGGCTTGGTACTGCTTCATCAAACCGCCACCTTCAAAGTGAGCAAAGATTCGCAGCTCTTGAGCGTTGAAGTCACATGCCACCAACTTGTGGCCTTCATCAGCTAGGATGAAGCTTCGGATGAGCGGGAGGGGTGCAACTTCCAGATCTGCGGGGAGTTCAACTTTCGGGTAACGGATAGGCGCATTTTGAAAGTTGGGTGTTGAGGAGAGACGGCCGGTTCGGGTGCCCCCACGCTCACCTCGTACACTGTTCCAGTTTGTGTAGATTCGACCTGTAGATGCAGAAGCTTGTAGCCA